AGCTAGATTGCTCAGCAAGCCTGATGTCAAGTTTAATCTTTTCATCTTCTTGCTCCCTTAGGCAATCCATTTTGTATCCTAAATATCCAATTAGTCTCATTATCTCATTAAAATCACCATAGATTTGCATCAGGTAATCCATCATTGAATGAAAAGTTCTTGCATTAATCTCCACATCACTCTCACATCTGTCTACATATACTTCTACTGGCAGGTCATCCCAGTCATCTATGACGGGCTTAGGAAAACCCATTCTCTCACCCCAAGCAGCTAAACCATGTACAAATCCTTTAATAGGGTACAGGTAAAAAGAGATTGCTAGCGTGTCTATTAACGTAGCATCTATCTTGATGTTTAAAATCTTTTCTAGCATAGGCACATCATACTCTATTATCTTGTGTCCTACAATAGTCTCTTGTTGGAGAATAAAGTTAGACATATCTGTATAATCAGTAAATGAACCTTTTGCTAGCAAAGTTTTGTTCTCATAGATAGCATAAGAAAGACAATGAATCAGTGTACCTTTATCAAGAAGCCCATTAGCTTCAATATCAAATATTGTGTACTTCATCTTGTCTCGTGTTTAAATTAAATTTTCTTTATAGAATAGATGTAGATATTGTTGTATCTCTTACTATTCTTCTCAGAGCCTTGGAATAAGAAATCAATCTCAACAGTTGAACCCTGTTTAATATCTCTCTCTTCAAGCATTTTCAGCTTGCCATTCCTTAACTCTGGAAATAATATTTGCCCATCAGGTGTCTCAATAGTTAATACACGCTTATAAAGGTCAGGTATTCCATCTCTTTTAATGTGTACTAACTCTCCAACAACATGGACAGTTCCTTTTAAGTTAAAATAACTTTTTTCAATATGATTTCTATACATTTTGTTATGCTTTATATAAAATTAGTAGTCGTGCAGCTCTAGTCACAGCTGTATAAAGAAGCCTTTGCTTCTCTGACTTGTTTCGATTTAGATTCAGATTCTTGATGTTCACTATTGCCTGTTCATAGGTAGAGCCTTGACTCTTATGTACAGTGATAGCATGATTATACGTCATATTAGCAAACTGTTCTATGAACTTAAAGTAATCACCCCAATCAATGACCCTGGTCTTAGCCAGCATCTTGAGTTTCTTTAATAGTTTTTCATATTCCTTCTCTGAATCTTCATGAATTATTATTATCTCATCTACATACTCTTGTGCTTCAATTGAAAATGAGGCATTAATAGAGTAGTATTTGAACTTGATTGAACTAAAGGTAGTTTCCTTGAGAAAACCTCCACCTTTCCCTGAGGGATAATGAAATGGCTTCTCTTTCACATCTGCCTGCTCCACTTTAATTTCTTGATTGGTATAAAACCCATCACCATAAGGACTATTAAATATTAAGGTTTCTCCAACTTCTATCTTTGCAGGTGTACCATATATTCTTTGCCTTACTAAAGTGTTGACTAAATCAACTTCCTTATTAGTCCATGCTAGATATTTTAGCTCATCAGTTCCATTGACAACTGCTAAGGTCTCTACTACCTGTGCTAAGTCATTACTAAATAGATATCCCATATCTTGTGAGTCCATACTAGATTTAACTCTCTTTGATTCTTTAGTTTTGATATCATCTAGATTTCGACTTAGATGTATTATGGGATTCCCTTCTCCCTGTCTTATAATTTCAGTTAATTCTACCTCTGGGTAACTTGAGGCAAAGATGGGTGACACTAGTTCACCAATAGGATTCAGCTGTTTAGCATCTCCAATAAAAACAACTATTGCATTATTTGCATCAGCGTGTTCTTCTACATACGTCAAAAGGTCCTTGTTTAGCATTGAAGCCTCATCTATAATAAGCAGCCCAACATTTTTTAATGGTGGATACCTTTCACTATAATATGGCTTGAAACTAATAGCACCTGTCTTGTAATTTATTTCCTTTTTAATCTTCAGTGATGAATGCACTGTGGCAAATTCAAGGTTAGGGTATTCATCTACCTTACCTTTTACTACTGCAACAGCTTTATTTGTTGGAGCTGATACAATAATCTTCTTAAATGGTATTTTTGTCCTTAGTCTACTGACCAATTCATTCACCAAGTAAGTTTTACCAACACCTGCACTCCCTGAGATTAAAAGTCTCTTCCCGTTCTCAAGTATAGCTAGACTCTCGTCTAACTTCTCTTGTTGATGTGCTGTTAAACTCATACTTTATTTCATTTTTATTTCATTTTTGATTTGTGACTCAAAACTCGTGTAGTAAAGAAAGAATAAAGCAAGGTTTCCCTTACTTTATTCTTCTTACTAAAATTCACACAAACATCTTAATACTCAGAAGCTCTGACTTCCATTGCTGCCATTTGCTCCTTAGTGTAACCTGGTCCAGTACTGATAAATCTGTCCTGAAATGGATTACACAAAATAAATTTGCCTTTCCGTGTACGTTTAAAGAAGTCCATCCTTTTAAAGGTGGCATTCCATATTGCTTTTAAATTACCTCTTTTAATGTTTCTTGTATAACTCATTATTCACTTGGGTATTTAGTATCATCAAAACTATTTGATAATACGGTTATTAATTTCTTTACTTGTTCTTGTGTCAATTGAATATAAGGTTGAGTGCTTAGCATTGTAAGCTGAAGCATTCTTCCATTTTCTGCTCCACCATAAAACCTAGTAATCATCATACCTGTTGGCTCCTTAACGTGCTTTGCAAGAGTAGATTTTTTACTTTCTACTATACCTGCTATTGTTTCAATATGTGTGCTCATTTTTATCGCATAATTTATAAATTTTCTTTAATCCAATTATCATCAAGAGGTTTTGTATGTAAGACAGGAAACGCAAGATAGCCTTCATTTATACCTCTTCTAAAGGTTTTATTGCCATATGCTATCATTTCTTCTCTACTATACATCTTCTCTTCAACTACAGAAGTGATTGTAACTTCATTGTCTTGGTTTAGTTTGAGTTTATCATTACCATAAAACCTTCGTACTCTGTCTTCTGTAAAGCCATCAACATAGCTTTCTTCGTACTCGACCTCCCATTCTCCATCAGGATTAACAACAAACTCTTTTAAGAATGATTGTTGTACTTGTGGTACTTGACAAGAATGACTTTTACTTATAGGCATTCTAAGCTTAGGGTTAGTAGTTGCTATGATTTTTCTACAAAACTTAAACCTATAATCTTTTTTATGATTAATTAAATGTCTAGTTTCAGTATGTGTTTGAACGCTTCTTTGAGATTCAGTAACAAACATATCAATATACCAGTCTCCTTCTTTAATAGGTTCTACCTCTTGAGATACTGTGATGTATAGGTGACACTGAGTTCCATTAGGTTTTCCAACCCTATATTTACCTTCTATTAAGTACCCTTTGTCATGAGTATATAATGGATAATCCTTATCTTCTGTTGGTAGCGTTACTACCTGTATTTTATGTTTCATTGTGCCATTTTATAAGTTTTCTTTAATCCAATCTTCTATTGTACTATATTTAGGAGATAAATCTTTAGGTAAATCAGCTATAATATGTATATCCACTACACCATCTTGAGAATTAAATTCTCTTGCACTATTAAAAGCATCTGTAAGTTCATCTTTACTATACATCTTCTCTTCAACAGAAGTAATATTAACAGTATTGTCTTGGTTTAGCTTGAGTTTTGGGTAATCTTCTTTTACTTCCATATCAGTTCCCCACCATTATCATACTCAACTTCCCACTCTCCATTAGAATTAGCAATAAATTCTTCTAAGAATGATTGTTGTAGTTGTGGTATCTTCTGATAATTTTTACCCTCTATTCTTGTTATCTGACAATTATAAATCTTACAATTATAATTTTCACCCACATACTTTAAAAGTTTAGGGTCAGTAGTTGCTATGATTTTTCTACAAGCTTCATTAATATAACATAAATGATTATCAGATTCTAACTCATTGGTACTATTAAAACCTACACATTTATGTATAGTAGTAGAATCTCCTACAATAAACAAATCACCTACTTTAATAGGCTCTACATCCTGTGATACTGTGATGTATATGTGTTGAGTGATACTGAAACTTGTTCTTTTATACATGTCATCTAAATAGGAAGGTGTTTTAGAATCCCCTATTATAGCAATAGGACTGTTATCTTCTGTTGGTAGCATTACTACCTGTGCTTTATTTTTCATTATTCATTTATTTTTAGTGGAGACGCTGGGACTCGAACCCAGGTCTTTCACATATCAATAATAATATTTTATACAGCTTTACGTTTCTTT